TCATTCTCCACCGCCTTTCAGGGCTTGGCGACCAGCCTCTGTGATGCGATACCAGAAGCCACAGCCATTAATTCTTGGCTCGCGCGATAACATGTCCATAGAGAATAGCTGCTTGAGTGTGGCTGGCATGAAGTCACCCGTCATGCCAAAACGATTTCCAGCAATCGTTTCCAGAGCCTTTACTTGGTTCTTGGTAAGCTTCATTCGCTCTGTTCCCCACCGTGTTTGCGCTTTTTCACAAGCCGATATCCGCGCTGCTTCGCCAGTTCGCGTAGAATAATCTCTGGGTCGTCTGACCACGCATACCCAAGCAAATTGATGTTGTTGAACCCTACAGAAACGATCTGCACTGTGTCGGCAACCGTTGGGTATTCGCCGCGCAAATCATCCGGCAGATTGTCGAAGCCATTTTTTACCGCGGCGAAATAATGATTGTGGCTACCATTCGAACGGTCGTGGTGTTCAACAAGATTGTAAGTCTCACCAACAACAAACTGCCGATCTGCGCGGGACGCCCAATAAGGGGAGGCCGGATAGAAGGCCTCTCCATCCCATGATAGGAGAATAGGAGTGCTGGACATTATGCTGCCTCTCCCGTCTTGCGAGCAGGTTTTTCGGCCAGCTTTGTTTCGATGATTTTCTTCAATTCAAACGCATCGGAAGGAGCTTTAGCCCAGAACGCCTGCAAAGGCTGCTTGTTTGCGTCCTGCCAGCGTCGAACGTCTTCCGGATTGGAAGATCGGATAAAGTCAGCGGCACGGTCTGCAAACTCACCCACTGGAACATTTTCCAACTGCCAGCCGTCACCCCAGGTGACGGTGATCGCATTGTGAGCGCCGATGCGCTTTGCACGCTCTTCTTGCTCATTATGAGCGACGATTTCAGACGCCGTTAGATCGAGCGTCTTGGCGCGATCCAACTCTTCCTCGACATAGATGCCGCTGAATTGATCTGGCCAGCCTGCACGTAAAGCTTGGGCTTCGGCGCATTTGGTTGCCAGAACAAGCTTGAATTCTCCATCGCCAAGCAGCGCAACGGGCCGGTCATTTCGGTTGACCTGTTCATTGACCCCGCTTGCTCGGCTGTTCGCAACGCAGCGAGGTTTTAACGATGAGTGAAGTGCGCGCCTTGATCCAGCAACTGGTTGAGACCGGCGTCGACCCGATAGACGCGGCTGAAATTATTACGCGTGCAGCCATCTTTGGGGCGTCGTCTGCCCCGAAGGCAAAAAGTGCTGGCGCTATACGGCAAGAGCGTTACAGGCGTAACAAAGCGTCACAAGTGACGCAAAGTGACGCCACAGAGGAAATTCAAAAAGAAGGGTTTCCCCATACCCATTCCGAAGAAAATACCCCCAAAGAAAAGACCCCTAAAGGGGTCAAAAAGAAATCCCCCGTTCGGTACTCGAAGCTGTCCTTTCCCAGCCAATTGCCGTCGCAGTGGTCGAGCACAGGGCCAAGATCAAAAAACCTTTGACCGAGCGCGGTGCGGAACTGCTCGCCAAGCGGCTGGCCGCCGCAAAGGATGCCTGTGGCCTCACAGCCGATCAGGCGGCAGACCTGATGATCAAGCGCGGATGGCAAGGCTTCGACACGGAATGGGCGAAAAACGCCATGCAGTCGGGGTGGAAGCCGGAAGCCCAGCAACAGGCCAGCAGCTACAAGCCGGACAGCGAGCTTTCCCAGGAGGAACGCGACGCCCGCTGGAAGAAATTCATGAACTACGCCCGCAACAATCGGTGTTGGCACTCTGACGTGTGGGGGCCGATGCCGAACATGCCGGGTTTGCATCCTAGATGAAGATACCGGCATGCATTTGCCGCACATGATCAGGTTTCTATCTTCTGGCCTTGACGCACATGTGGATTTCTATGGAATAGATCGCAGGGCAATACCAGAAGACTTGACTAACGAATGACATTTAGTCAGCCTGAATACGGTAGGTGATTTGCGCCACCAAAGAGATTTTCAGCGGCTTTCGGGCCGCTTTTTGATTCATGCGGAGTGGAGAAGTAGTTATCTCGCCGGTCTCATAAACCGGAGATCGTGGGTGCAAATCCCGCCTGCCGCAACCAAATCAGAACGGCGGCGCTGAAAGCACGCTGTATGACATTAAATGTGAGTTGTAATTTCTGACAGAAGCAGTATGAAAGGGACAAGTTGTCCGCATCTGTGGATAACTGGGGAGATCTCCCCGCCTAAGCGGAGAGTTCAGGTTCGCCTAATTTCTATTTCGAGCTGCTACTCGGCATAGAGCGGCAGTGGGGGGTAACATACTCCCACTGTCCGAGGCGGTAGCGCATATATCCGATAACGGAGACAGGCGCAGTAATCGGGCATGAAATTCGCTTCATTTGCCGATCCTTTCCATATCTGGAAAGGCGAGAAGGTCTCACCAACCAATCAGCAGCGGTTCTGCTGAATTCTTTGGTGCCTCCCTTTGAATGCAGAGCGCATCATCAGTTGGCGAATCATTCCTTCACGTACTCAATCAGTAATAGCGATTTATTATGCAAATGGAAGCGCACTAAGTCATACTTCCTCTTAAATTCGCTTGTGGATGGCGTTTGCGGTAAAACTACACCATCACTCATAAAACTGCTGCAACGCGCTGTGCGGTCAATCTGACGGGTTTTTGTAGGGTTCTTCTTTTGATCTTCGCCCTGAGCCTAACGGTAGGGCAACGCACTTTGAATGCGTGTGTCTTGGTTCGACCCCAAGAGGGCGATCCAGTTTCGAGCAATATGCAAAATATGCATAATCATTTTCAGCCGTCGCCTTCGGGTGGCGGCTTTTCATTGGAGAGAGCATGACGCTCAACGAATTCAAAGCATGGCTGGAAGGCTACAGTGCATCTTTCGAGGACGGCGCTCCGAATGCTGACCAGTGGGCGAAGATTGCGGAGAAACTTGACACAGTCGAGCATGTGGTTCGATACGAGCCGAAGCTGACGAACCAGTGCACCATGCCGAAAGTTGAGGTTGTTCCGCTCGATCTTCGAGGCATACCCATGTGCGCGGACCCGGAAGTGTCGCCGCTTCTCAAGCCACAGGTCACTTGCTGATCAAAGTCCGACAGCTTTGCGCAGGGCATCGTTCATACGGCCCTGCCAGCCTTTGCCGGTGGCCTTGAAGCGTTGAACTACATCCTGATCGAGCCGGATAGTAACCGGCGTCTTGGGATTGTCGATGCGCGGCCGGCCTCGAATGGCCTTCTCCATCTTGGCGGCCATATCTGGAAAGGCTTCCTTGAAAGGCTTGGCCTTGGCAAGCTGTTCATCGGTGGCTTCCGGTGCATCGGGATCGCTTGCGATCATCTTCTGAATTTCTGCTTCCTCTTCCTGAGTGAGAGGACGCTTAGAGGAAAATTTGATACCCATCAGAGCTTCCTTTCCTTCTGGCTTGCTGGACGCATGGAGATCACGGAGAGGGCTTCCGAACCAACCGGCTTGAAAATGACGGCGATGATAATCAGGCCGTTGAATTCTCCGATTGCCATCAGGCGATCTGCCTTGGTGGGGAAGACCTTAGCCGACAGGAAGAATTCGAAATGCAGGTCAGCGAAGTCCAAGCCGTGCTTGGCAATGTTGGTCTGTCGCTTCGGTTCGTCCCAGATGATCTTCATAAAACGTATGTACAATAATTCGTCTGGGCGCGCAATAATAATCGTACATACAAATAATATTTTCTGTACGTACACGTGAGGGTATTATGAACCGCCGTCGCTTCCTTTCCTTCCTCGGACTTGCTCCTGTAGCTGCTGCCGTTCCTGCAATGGCGCTGCCAAGGGCGGAGAAGCCGACCGAGATTGATGTGAACCCGGAGATCACCAAACCGCTTATTTTCCAAGACGGAAAGTTCTGGATCAATCCCGCCAATATCGGGAGCGTGGAGGCCGGCATCCTTCGCAGCGCAGACGGTAGCATTGTCTGCGAGCTGGGCCAGAAGGAAATCAGGTTCACCGTTTGATGCCTAACCTCACGCCGAAACAAGAGACGGTCAGGATCAATTGAGCTTTAATGTTTCAACGAGCAGATAATCTACGTGCGCGCGATCATTTAAATCCCCGGGGTAATCTCGCTGGATGATCTGCTTAAGAATGGTTTGTAAGGTCGAGACTGAGTGGTGCAGGGCCGGATTTAGTCTGACCATTCCTGACACTGGGGTGCCGGTGATGATCATATACGGTGATGGGGAATCTTCTGATAGAAGTTTCAAATCCCACAGCCGTTCGACGATGTGATTAGGTATGGCTGGTATCCGGTAGCTTGGCTGATGTGTGACGGAGAGTAAAAGAAGGGCGCACGGGAGGGCAGAAATCGCGCGTTTTCCAGCAGAGAGCGACCAAGCTCGGCCCTCGTCCTGTTGTCTTTTATGAAATTGGAAACTTTCGGTATGAGTGACGCTGCTGCGTAGACAACGCGCCGTCAAGCGTGAGGGGGTTCAAGATCATCGATGCTCGGTTCGCGCCGGAAGACGCAAAGGTGATCAACCCGCACAAGGAGCACAGGAAAGACGATATGCGGCCTATCGTGAGTATGGGGCCAACGGGCAAGCCCCAGATGCATTCGTGCGGACGGCAGCAGCAAAATGGCCCCAGATCGTGTCCGAAGTCATCAGAGACGTGAAGGCAAGGGTGAAATAATGGCAACCACCATTGAGGGCGGCATACTTGATGCCTTGCAATATCACCTTTCCCTCATGCCCGTATCGCCGGCGCGCCCTATCGCATGGCCGGGTATATCGTTCACACCGCAGACCGGGACACCATACCTGGCTGTAAACGACTTCCCGACAGATACGATAACCAGAACCATCGCAAATGACGGAACGGCGATCTACGAGGGGTTTCTGCAAGTATCCGCTTTCTGACCGGTCGGGCAGGGGGTGATAGGTGTCAAGGATCTGGCCGGACAGGTTGCGGCCTATTTCAAGCGTGGAACGATCATACAGCGCAATGGAACGGGGCCGATTGTCCGCATCGAACGTGCGCCAGTCGTTGCCGCGCCAATCATAGAACCCGCATGGGTACAGGTGCCAGTCACCGTGTATTGGCGGTCTTTCAATAAACATCCGGCGTGAGCCGTTATCCGCCCCGATCCGGGGCTTTTTTCTTATGGAGAAACCCCATGTCTGTTACCACAGCCAGCGGCTCGAAAATCTATATCGGTCCGACCACCACCGTTACTGGGGCAACCGACGCGGAAATCATCACGGCGTACAAGGCGTTGGTTTACCAAGAGGTCAAAGAGGTAGAATCGCTCGGTGAATTCGGCGATGAAGCCAATGATGTGACGTTCACCAGTTTGTCCGACGCCCGTGTCCGCCACTTGAAGGGTGCTCGCGATGCCGGCGTTCTTGCTCTCGTCGTCGGACGCGATCCGTTCGACGCCGGTCAGTCTGCAATGCGCGCAGCCGAAAAGACTAAATTCACCTATGCGATCAAGATCATTGCTGCCGATGCCGAGGACGCCAACGACACGCCGACGACGTTTTATTTCCATGCGTTGATCCAGTCCGCGAAGGAAAACTTCGGTGAGGCCGATAACGTAGTCAAAACGAACTTCAATCTCGGGATTATCACGGCTGTTTATGAAGAATCCGCCGTGGCTGGCAATCCTTAAACCAGAAAGGGCTTGTGAATGGGAAAGAAATTTGAGTTCGCCGGATTTATCTCGCGTGATGCAGCGGAGAAGGGGGCTGACGTTCGTATTCGCAATGATAAAGGCGAAGAAAGCGGGCTAGTCATCCGCATTGCTGGGCCTGATGCGAAGAAGCGCCGGAAAGTGGCAGAGCGCATCTTTGATGCCCGGATAGAAGCCGGCACCGTAAAGCCGATGACGCTTTCTGAAATCGATGCGGCCAATCTGGAAGAAGCAGTTGCAGCAACTATTTCGTGGCAGTTCCCGGAAGGCTTCGATGGCCCAGAGTGCACAGCCGAAAATGTGCGTAAAACCTATGTCGAGTATCCGTCGATCCTGCAACAGGTGATTTCGGCAGGGAAGAACAAGGCCCTTTTTACGAAGAGCTAATCGGCAGGCTGACAAAATATGCCGAACAGATGGCAAAGCCAAAGGCCAGGCAAAAGGCGGAGGATTTGCCGCCGGAATTGAAACGGGTGTGGCAATGGTTCTGTGACCTAAGTACTACTCGGCCTTTTGGGATGGGCTTTGTCCCCATTTCATATGCAGAAATCGCTGAATATGGCCGTCTGATGGGGATTTCATTCCGAAAATGGGAGGTTGTCGCAATCCGCAGGCTCGATATTCGGGCAATGGAATCCGCTATGAAGCGCGCAAGGTCAAAATCCAGCATTCAGAACGAAACGCCAGCCAGTGACGGACACGGCGTTGTATCTCTCCTACGCGGGTTTAAACGGAAGAAGGGGTAGCACCATCACAGATAAAGAAAAGGCGGGGCATTTTGTCAGGTGGAAATATCAGGAATATCAATATCGCTCATAAAATGAGCATCTCCATCGTAAAAATCTAGTTTTCTCGTGATGACTGACCTGTATTCCCCATCAAGAAAGTCAGTGTAACTTAAATCGAAGTAGACTGCCATTGCTCTCTCTCTCGACTGAATTTCCATACTAAAAATGAGAATAAGCGCATTTTCAACCGAAATAGTATTCGTAAATGTGTGCGCGCAATTGGGTCCGACAATGATATTTGCTGATGAAGATATGGGAGATGGGGAATAATGAGTGTCGACTGGAAAGCTAGCCACATCTCTCGTAATATTCTTTATGATTGCCGGAGTTTGTACTGCATTTAAAAAAACAACACCAACGACAATTCTACCGTCTTCTTGGGCAGTAAAGTAAATGTTGTCTAGTACAAGGTAAGGACGAAGTTGTTTCTTCGTAGCATCTTCCGTTACCTCCAAGGCTTTTTGCGCTATCCAAGTTGATTGGCGCGCTTCCTTTACTGCGCCATAGGCGAACCAAGCAGCAAAACCGCTGGCACAGGCGGTAGCAAAAGAAAATCCAAGAGAAAACGCACCAAGCCAAATTTGGAGGTATGTATAATGAGCGACATCTTTGGAACTGTCTGCGATGGAACGTTGTATTGCAAGGTTCTCGTCTTCCCTGCGATGGCTTTCTTCGCGGGCCTTTGCGTCGGCTGCACCGTTCTCATTGGAGCGTGGGGATGGGATAATCCGTACAGGTATGGAAAACATATCGCTTGGGTTGGGATGTGCGGAATTTTCTCCTTGTACGTTGGAGTTGTTCCGGTTGTGACCGAGGCTGCCATCCGCCCATAGGAAAGCAGCCAATACGAATAGAGATAGAAAAGCCCTGCGTGCGATCAATTTAATTACCCTCCTGCCACAATGGCCATCAAAGCCGAGTCGCGGGAGGGTGTCGAGACAGAGAAAACCCCGCCGGAGCGGGGCAGCGTCAGGCGGCGTGTTTGTCTGGCCCGACTGTCAAATGAATGCCGAGGGCTTTGGTAACGCCAAGCAAGGTCGATAGTTTCGGGTCGCCGTTTTCGCTGAGCGATCTGTAAAGCGCCTCACGGGTAATGCCTGCTTCTTTGGCAACGGCAGTCATACCAACGGAGCGGGCCACATCGCCAAGGGCATGAGCGATAAGAGAAGGGTCGCCATCCTCAAATGCTGCTTCGAGATAAGCAAGGCGCTCCTCCGGCGTCTTGAGATGGTCGAGAATATCGAAACGAGTGGTTTCAAGGGCCATGCTAAATCTCCTTTGCCATTTGTTTCGCCACGGCAATATCCCGGCTTTGTGATGACTTGTCACCGCCACATAACAGAACGACAATGGTTGAACCCATGGTCACGAAATAAACCCGATAGCCGGGGCCATAGGTAATACGCATCTCGCTCACACCTTCACCAACGGCTTTCACATCACCTGGATTGCCAAGCTCCATTCGTCGGATACGAGTGGCAATCCTTAAACGCGCATTGGTGTCTCGAAGCTCATTGAGCCATTTTGTGAATGCTGTGGTTTGGCGAACTTCGATCATATGTGATGTATAGATCACAATGCGGAAAACATCAAGAAAAATGTGATTTGTAGATTACAAATTATCGGATGGCCTGTCTTACTGGCGGCAGGAGGTTATTTGTCGGTGGGGTACCCTGTTCATTCGCCAGTCTTTAGAGCGTTTTCAGCATTCGATATCAATTCTGAAACCTCATCAAGTAAACGCCGCGCACGAGCCATATTACAATCGCTGTCGTCTGATATAGGCGCGCTTAGAGATTGCTCTAGCCGTGCGATGATTTCAGCGTTCATTGAGCGATGATTTTTTGCCGCAGCCGCTTTTATGCGGTCCATCATTCCCGCAGGAAAACGAACCATCGTCTTATCAATTTCATCGCTTGGGTACTTTGGTCTGGCCATGGAGAGACTCGTTACCAAAAAAATACGGAATAAGCAAAAGGACTCTTGACTACGTTATGTAATGGTATCATTATCACTCCGTACCAAATCAGTAACGGAGATTTGCATGAGCAAGATAATTACAGTCGATTTTAGAAACGACACGCTTTTCGCCGTGGAGCGCGATGACGGAGTGTTCGTAGCTGTAAAGCCAATCTGCGATACGCTTGGTCTTTCGTGGGGAAGTCAGCATACGGTCATACAAGCGCAGCCGGAGCACCGACGGTCACGCCTGGCATGACGATCGGAGACAAGGAAGCCGAACGCATTCTGAAAGCCGATCAGCCTTAAACCGGCGACGGCTGTCTATCTGGCAGGAAACGATACACCGGCTGGGCAGGGTATCGCCGGATATAATGCATTCGGGAAAGCGGCGGGGTGCTGGAAGTGACGCCAATGGATAACGAAGCTCGAACCGTCAATCGCATGGGTGAGCTACCGGAGAGGACGAAGGAGTTTCTCTCCAAGCTGGATGAGGACGATATAGAAACGCTGGAGGACGCCATGCAGTTCTATTCGACCGTGCGCACCCTTGGCCGGGTTGGCAAATGGACGGTCCTAAGCATTCTTGCCATCATCGTCGGCATTGTCTCTCTCTATGAGAACCTTCTGAAAATGTGGGGGCGGTTTCATAGATGATCATCAATCAAACGGTTCTCTCACAGCAGAACATGCAATGAACAAAGTTCACGTATTTTCCATGCTTTGCTCGGCCATGTTCTGCTTACGTTTGCCTTCTATCGCAGGCGAACGTAAAGTCAAAATTCTAAAAATATATAATCATTACATGTAGTTAAATGGTGGGCGCGACAGGGATTGAACCTGTGACCCCTCCCGTGTGAAGGGAGTGCTCTCCCGCTGAGCTACGCGCCCTTCGAGCTGTTTTTTCAACGCTCATCTGAAGGTGCGGCGGATATACGAGGTGAGGGCGGTACAAGTCAAGCGCAACATGAGCGCGTTTCACTGATTGTAATCAGGAAAGGAGGAAAATATCTATATTCCATGGCTTTAAACATCGCCCTTCATTTGGGAAAGGGATATGTAGCTGCGAATTTAGCCGGATTTTTTATACCGGGAATCGGTTTGCAAAACGCGCATTGTTAAAATGAGCTCTATCCGCGAATATAATTAAGGTCCGGGCAAAAAACTCATGGGCTACTCAATAAATCCAGGGGTGAGGGCAAGGTTTTGATGGCGCGGCGATTCCCTTCGGATTCTTAAAATAAGCCATTGAAGCATATGCGCGGTTCGGCTAGAAACGCGCTTGCAATATTGCCGCAAGGTTATCTATGCACCCGTAGCTCAGCTGGATAGAGCGCTGCCCTCCGAAGGCAGAGGCCACAGGTTCGAATCCTGTCGGGTGCGCCATTCTTCTCAAAAACTGTAAGATTGCCGTATCGACCGGTTAAAACAGAAAAACCCTGCGCATGGCAGGGTTTTGGTTGGTGATTGGTTTGCTGGTTACCCGCCTATCGCGCGGCCTAGCCATATCAGAATGCAGGCGCCGATAAACCCGGCAACCAGATAGCCGAGCCATCCTCCGAAGGACACACCCAGAAAACCAAAAATGAAGCTGGCTACCGCCGCTCCGATGATGCCTAGAATAATGTTCATGAATATGCCGGTGTTGCTATTCATGAAGTTCGACGCGATCCATCCGGCAATGCCGCCAATGATGATTGCCACAATCCAGCCAATACCTGCTTCACCCATCGTAAGTTCCCTCCGTGATCAGATAGAAGGGATATGTAGCTGCTTTTTCTTTCGGCAAGGGCCGTCAACGCGGCGTGTGCGCGATCGAACTTGTCATGGTATGATCGACAATATTGGGCAGTCTCGAATTTGTGTTTGAGAGAAGCACGATTATCGCGAGCATCAGGATTAACGGGGCGGCCAGTATGCCGCTGCGGACTGCCGGTTCGAGGATTTTGCTGCGCGAAGAGGAACGGTCGTGTTTCATGCAACCGATAGTGGAGCAGCAGGCTTAATTTGATGTTAAATAAACTGGTTAATGAGCAATATTAAGAGTGGAGCGGGTAGCGGGAATCGAACCCGCGCGTTCAGCTTGGGAAGCTGACAGGCTACCATTACATCATACCCGCAAACTGTAAATTATTTCAGTGCTTTATGACGAAAATTTATGTCGATCATCTATAAAGTTTTACAGCGTGTTTTACAAGCTACGTTCTCTTTCTGGCCTCGTCAATCTGTTTTATCGTGGCCTCGATAGCAGCCGTTCGGCTCACATATCGCCGGATAATGTTCAGCACGGTTTCTTCTTCCCATCCCATGATTTCAGCAATTACGCGTTCGGACAGACCGGCGATATAGAACTTTGTCGCCGCCGTCCCACGGAAGTCGTGAAAGTGTAAATCCCTATCGCCAAGCTTTGCTTCTTCGCGGCAGTCTGAAAACGATGATCCAAACCCATTTACCGTCCAAGGTGCCTTCCTGGTGTTTGTCAGGACGATAGGAGACCGGCGTGGGATCGTTTGAAGCAAGGCCTTCAATTCCGCGTAAAGAGGAATGACCGCTTCCTTCGTGTGACGACTTTTCCCGGTGGGCAGGATTATTGCGTTATCGGTGATATGAGACCATGACAGCCGCAAAAGATCGCCAGCGCGTAAGCCTGTGTGGGCTGCCAGATCAACCGCCCATACGACTTCGGGTGAACATTTCGTTTTGAGCTGCGCGATATCCTGATCTGTCCACATGATGGCGGCGCGGTCGTTTTTGTATAGCTGCTTAATGCCTTCACACGGATTTTGGCTAATCTTGCCAAGCGGATCTACGGCATAGGATAGAACGCGGGAAAGGACTTGCAT